CCTTAGCAGTGGTCACAAATAGGCCATCTATTCAAGATGCTATAAAAGAAAAAGCAATTGAATTTGTAGGCGAGCTTGAGGGCCAATTTGACGAAGTGTTTAAAGTTAAACAAGATTTTTCATTATACAATAATTTAAAAGGTAATCAGATTCCAAAGCCTTATATGCCCTTTGTTAGATCTTGGGTGGAAAATAAATTACTTCAGTTTACAGAAGTACAAACAGCAATTGATTCTCAATTGATTGAAGGTTATTCTAACTTATCTAAAGTTCAGCTTCGCAACATTGTTAAAATGTTGAATGCTTGGTTAGATGATTGCGATAAATACTCAGAGTTTAAGAAAGCAAATCGTAAGATTAGAGTGTCTAAGCCTAAAGCAGCAGGCGTACAAATTAAAAATCTTAAGTATAAAAAAGCTGATATAGAATTAAAATTAAATTCGGTATCACCTACAGAAATTGTTGGCGCACAGCAAGTGTGGTTATTTAATACTAAGAATCGTAAATTAGTTTTATACAGAACAGATTCAGCAACAGGCATTCAAGTCAAAGGAACATCATTACAAAATTATGAACCTAATTTATGCGTTCAAAAGACTTTAAGGAAACCTGCAGATCAAATTAAAGAAATGATGTCTGCAAGTAAAGTACAATTAAGAAAATTTATGGATACCATTAATTCAAAAGCACAATCGCCAAATGGTAGAGTGAACGAAGAAATGATTATCCTTAAAGTAATCAAGTAAGGATTAAAATGTCACTAAGTTTATCATATTGTCAGTTAATAAAAATTATTCTAGCTCAGATTGGCGGGAGTCCGTTACAGCAAGCATATACTGAAATATCTAAAGGATTAAACAACATCACTGTTGGTAGTGGTATTCCTTTGGCCGCAGAATTTGCACAAATACAAGCATTAATTAAACAAGTAACCGCTACACTAAATCAATTATCTGGGGACATCAACGCAGAACAAGCAATTGCTAGTCAATTTTTATATAACCCAATAGGCACATCATTGACTGCAGGTATCGGCGCAATTGATCATACATTAACAACAAATCCTCCAAGCGATCCAACAGATTTGGCAAAGTTACAAGCGTTAAGAGCCACACTTGTAACTTATAAATTAAATGCTGATGTTTTAACCGGCGCATCGCCTCCACCAACTAATGCAGGATTCAGTGGATGCACATTAGCTGACCTATTGGGCACAGGGTGTGCCCCTGCAGGAAATGTTCCTGATATTGATTTACAAGTTTTAATCAATGGATTGAAATCTGGAGCAGTAATTGACGCGTTTACTCAGCAAATAGAATTATACGCTGCTAATCTAATTGGTTATCCACAATTGGCAGTTGCATTTAATAATTTGCAAACAGTTGCAACTAATTTTAATAATACAATTACCAATAAAATAAATGGATTAATTATTAAAAGAGCAACTGAGGCATTTATTAACAATTTAGTATTTAATTTGTTAACAGGATGCAGTAACGAATTATTACATACAGTAATTCAACCTAATGTATTAACAACATTGCAACCATTTGTTACCCATATGGCAAATCAAATGCAAGGTGGATCTGCAACTGATGCACAAGGCAATCCAGTAACATTTACAAACACAACGCTTACTACAGCATAAAGGAAATATTTTGATAGTTGTTGATTATAGTCAAACTGCCATTTCAAATTTGATGGCAGAAATTGGTGGCAGAAAAGATATTCCTATTCAAGTGCCATTGCTTCGTCATATGATTCTAAATTCTATTCGTGGATACAAACAAAAATTTGGAAAAGAATTTGGCCAGCTTGTTATTGCGTGTGACAATCAAACGTATTGGAGACGCCAACAATTTCAATATTATAAAGCAGGCAGAAAAAAGGCAAGAGAAGATTCTGGTCTAGATTGGAAAACTATCTTTGAAGCATTAAATTTAATTCGAACAGAATTAGATGCATTCTTTCCCTACAAGGTTGTCAATGTTGAGGGCGCAGAGGCAGATGATGTAATTGCAGTATTGGCAGAGTGGTCTCAGACAAATGATCTAGATGGCGGCACTGTTCTTGCAGAAGGCGACCCTAAACCATTCTTGGTAGTGTCAGGAGATCATGATTTTATTCAGTTACAAAAATTTAAAAATGTAAAACAGTTCTCACCTATACAAAAGAAATATATTAAACCTGAAATGTCTCCTATACAATATGTATTTGAACATATTATTAAAGGCGATAAAGGCGATGGTGTGCCTAATGTTTTATCCGCTGACGATAGTATCGTGGCAGGCGAGAGACAAAAACCAATATCAACTAAAAAGATGCAAGGTTGGTTTGAAGATTGTTCTACATTACCAACAGATGATGTATTTAAAACTAGATATCAGCGCAATAAGATGTTAGTTGATTTCTCAATGATCCCAGAAAATATCAAAACTTCTATTATAAATAATTACACAGGGCAACCTGATAAAAATAAAAGTATGTTACTTAATTTCTTTGTCGAACACAAGATGAAGAATATGCTAGAATTAATTGAGGAATTTTAATGAAAACATCTCCCCCAGAAATCTTTGAAGACGTAGAACGTGCTACTTCAAGAAAAGAAAAAATACGTTTGCTACAAACTTATAGAAGTTCTGTATTGATTGGTCTATTACAATTAAATTATAATCCTGCATTTAAAATGGATTTGCCTGAAGGTATGCCTCCATATAAAAGAGATGTGAAAGTACCAAGAGGATATTCGGAAACTAATTTGTATGCAGAATTTCGACGAATGTATGTTTGGATGGATCCAAAGGTAAATTTAACGAAAGAAAGAAAAGAGCAATTATTCATACAATTGCTTGAGGGGATTCATTTCTCAGAAGCTGACGTATTGTGTTTAGCTAAAGATAAAAAATTACAAACAGAATACAAATCAGTTACTGAAGATTTGGTCAGAGAAGCATTCCCAGATATTCTCCCGGCTAAAGACCCCGAACCAATTATAGAACAAATTGAAAAGGTTGTTGAAAAGGTAACAAAGCCAAAAAAGGCCAAGGCTTCTTTGAAAGGTTCACCCGTTACTTCAAACGAGCCGACCCCGAACCTATCGTAAGTAAATGGTTAGTTAGCGGGGATATGCCAGACGATCCTATTACTGATAGTAGAGTATTTAACCATAACAAATACAGAGCATTTGACAAATATTGAAAAAGATGTTATAATATAATTTTATTATGGAGTTTCTATGACAATGCATATTGTAGGGCCCTGGTTATCAACTACAGGTAAGAAAAAAGGCAAGGTTAAATTTAAGTCTGCAGAAGAGGCTCGCAAAGCAAGAGAGACCGCCGCAGAATGGGAAAAATTGCTTAAAAAACATGGTGTTACTCAAACTAAAGTAACAAAGACTGAGTCTTTGACTTATAAATTAACTACGCCTCCGGGCCGAATTACTAATACGCATATCCCTAGTAGAAATACTGGTGATGGTATTGGATCAGTTAAACAAATTCCAAAATATACAGGCGATAAGATTATCGGCATTGGTACAATGCATAAATCTAATGCTGTCCCTATCTTTAGTGACGATGAAGCAAAATCAATTTCAAGTATGAGGCGATAATGAAAACAGATAGACCTTGGGGATATTATAACGTATTGCATACACAAGACACCGAAGTAAAAGTTAAAGAACTAACTGTTATGCCAGGAGAAAGATTAAGTATGCAAAGGCATAAAGACAGATCAGAGCTTTGGTTTGTTGCAGAAGGAACAGCGACAGTAAATACGATTAATCCTCGTAATACTGATAAAGAATTACTGGGCGTATTTAATAAATTTGAATATTTGCACATTAATAAAGAGGATTGGCATCAACTTTGTAATAAAGAAGAAACGCCATTAAAAGTGATAGAAATACAATATGGAACAAATTGTGTTGAGGAAGATATTGAAAGGTTATAATTATGAATATTCCGTCAAGCCCCGCAGATCGTAAAGCAATCTTTGATTGTATGAAAGAAATCTCAGATAGTATGGCTCGCATGGAGGGTGAACGAGAGTTTATCCGTGAAGCTATTAATGAAATTTGTGAGAAGCAAGAACTTAGTAAAAAGACTTTCCGTAGAATGGCTAGAGTTTACCATAAGCAAAACTTTAGTAAGGAAGTAGAAGAGCATGAAGAATTTGAAGCAATGTACGAAACTATTACCAATACAACTACAATGGCGGCAGCAGCATGAATACAATTGAATTATCCGAGACAATTGATCATTTAAAACACTTACAACAAGAACGTGAAGTGTTAGAATCAATGATTGAGGAACATGATACTGGACATATTAAAACAGCGATTTCAGTTCTTTCACATCGAATTGAAAAACTTAAAGCAGACGTACTTAAAGATTTGGACCTATGATTAGATATATTTTAGAAGCAACTTGGCGTGATAAAATTGGTCGCAATAAAAAGCAATCAGTTATTGGTGTTTATGCTTCTCTAGAAGATATTGAAAAAGCTAAAATTAAAACGTCAAATCAAAAACATAAGTATACTAGTATTACTTATAATGTGAATACTGAATCTCATCCATTTTTTGCTTAAAAAATAAGCAGAATGCCCTTACGGTTGACATGGTTACTATTTTCTGTTATAATAACGATATAGAAACATTAAAAGGTGATATATGACAGTATTTGAAATTCTAAATGCGTTGGCATCAGATAATTCTAGATTAGCAAAAGAAGCAATTCTTAAAGCTAATAAAGATAACAAAGATTTGCAACGAGTTTTCAAACTTGCACTTGATCCTTTGATCAGTTACTATATTCGTAAAATTCCATCTTATACTGCATCAGGAAATAAAAAACTATCCTGGGCGATGGATCAACTAGAAAATCAGTTTGCTACTAGAAACGTAACAGGCAATGCCGCTATTGAATTATTAACTAATGTATTGGAATCATTGAATGAAGCAGACGCCAGTGTTATTGCAAAAATTATCAGCAAAGATCTCAGATGCGGAGTATCAGAAGCAACAGTTAACAAAATCTGGGCAGGCCTCGTATCATCCTACCCGGTTATGCTGGCTTCTGGATTCGACCAAAAACTCGTCGACAAGATTGTATTCCCAGCATTCTGTCAGCTCAAATTAGATGGAATGAGATTCAATGCTATTGTCAGAAATAATAAAGTAGAATACAGGAGTAGAAATGGTAAAGAACTTACTATACCGAATAAGTTGTTTGACGCAACATTTATTGAATTGGCTACCATATATGGTAGTGATGTTATCTTCGATGGTGAGTTATTGGTTGCTGATCAATCAGGCAAACCCTTAGAAAGAAAAACAGGCAATGGAATCTTAAGTAAAGGCGTTAAGGGCACAATGTCTGAAAAAGAAGCATTGTGCGTTAGGGCAACACTATGGGATTATATTCCATACGAAGATTTTACTAAGGGCATTTATACTAAAGAAAATTACACAACTAGATTAGCAAATTTGAATACTATGCTAGTTAAGCTCGGTGTTAATAAAACACAATTGAAACATTATGCTGAAGTAGTTTATACTAAAGAAGTAAAAACACAACAAGAAGCAACAGCATTATTTGAGAAATTTTTATCTGAAGGTCAAGAAGGTACTATTCTAAAATCCAAGACAGGAATTTGGGAAGACAAGCGTTCCAAAGATCAAATTAAATTTAAAGGTGAACTTGAGTGTGATCTTAGAATTGTTGATTGGGAAGAAGGCACAGGTCGTAATAAAGGTCGTCTTGGTGCTTTAGTATGTGAGTCAGAAGATGGCAAGATTAGAGTTAATGTAGGATCGGGGTATAAAGATGATGAACGTGTTAACTTTAGTAAAGTAATGATTGGGCAAATTGCTACAGTAAAGTATAATGCTCGTATCAAAGATAGAAGTGGCAATGTAGAAAGTTTATTCTTACCCACATTTATTGAATTGAGATTAGACAAAGATATCGCAGATTATAGTGAGGCAGTTAAATGAGTGAACCAAAAATATGGCGTGTAACATTAGAAGAAGATACTGAAACTAAAGAAATAATTCTCCCTTTTCCTGAAGATTTAATAGAACAAATGCAATGGAAAGAGGGAGACACATTATTGTGGGATGTGAAAAATGATGGATCAATTGTTATTTCTAAACAATGAATATTTTCTATTTACACCCGAACCCAGAAGAATGCGCAAAACTACACAACGACAAACACGTTGTAAAAATGATACTTGAATATGCTCAGTTACTTTCTACTGCCCACCGTGTTCTTGATGGTACTTTGTCTACTGGCCTCTCTGAGGCTGGTCGAAAACAAACGAGATATGTTCTTCTTGACCGCCGTGAGTCTATATTGTATCGTTCTACTCATGTCAACCATCCTTCAGCTATTTGGGTAAGACGAACGCATAAAAATTATATTTGGTTATCTCAACTTCTTTATTATGTATGTAAAGAATATACATACCGTTATGGCAAAATTCATAAGGTAGAACGCGAAGGATTACTTGAAAAACTTTATACTTGGCCAATGAATATACTAAAAGGCGAGTTTACAGAACCTACACCTGCCATGCCTGATATATATAAAGTAGATGGAAATTCCATCAGATCATATATAAATTATTATGTGGGGGCAAAACAGCATCTCGCATCCTGGAAAAAACGTCAAACACCTGAATGGTACCAAAATAATGCCTCTCTATGATTTAAAATGTAACGATTGTAAAAATATATTTAGTGTAATGTGTACTTATGCTGATCGACCTAGCAAAGAATGTACAACTTGCAAATCAACCAATCACGAATCCCATTTAACAGGCATGCCAGCTTTCGGCGATCCCGTACGTCTAGGGATCAGGCATACCGACAATGGGTTTAAAGAAGTCCTATCTAAGATACATCAGAATAACTATCGAAGTAACTTGTCGGACAAATTAAGCAGACGATAAATGTTTTTAAAAATTTCTAAAATCCTGGAGGGCATATAGTGTAAAGGCTATACGCCCTTTCTTTCTTTTTAAGAGGGCATACATGGCAAAGTCTAAAAATAATATTCAATTGCAGCCAGTGGAATCTGATAACGTAACAATGCTTAATAATAAGTTAAAG